GATACGAGGGTTATTATTAAATAATGTATCTTTCAGTTCCTCCATATAAAGTTCCTCTGCCTTCCCATTTACCGATTTCACTAACACCTTTAGGTATAGAAATGTTTTCGAGATTGAGCGTTTTAAACTCTTTCCTGAAATCATTAATGAATTTAATGATTGCTTCTTCATCTTTATATAGTATAACATCAATACTCTCTTTCAATTTGTCTCTACAAGAAGTTGGTGTAGACGACTTGATCATTTCAAGTCCTTTGACTTTTACTTTTGGTTTTTCGAAAGCAACACCTTCAGAATTATATACATTAAGAATATATCTTTTCTTACCTGTCCATATAGCTTTATCACAAAGAACTTCACGTTTCATGAAAATTTTTTGCTGATAAACATTAGTATATGATCCTAGTTCATCGAACGATTTATCAATCAAAGGTTGTATTTTACTTTTACAAACCTTATCTAAAAAATTTATTCTTTCGTTGGATGGCGCATCTTTAGGAAGAACATTGTTTACTAACTTGTTAAAGTTAATATACACAGAATCAGTATCAATAGCAATAATGTAATCTTCATTCGTTTTAAGTATCTTATTCAAATAAGCATTGATGTTCTTTTCTGCCCATCTAATAGATAATTGTCCTGTTGTAGTAACCGCAACAGCTTGTCTTAGATCATAAAACCTAAAGTAAATAGAACCCATAGCACCATATAAAGAATTAAGAGAAAGTTTCTTGGCTAGTTGTAGATTTTCTAATCTAGCAATTGAATGATATAATTCTTCGCTTTCTTCTTTTTCATATAATTTTTCTAGTTCAATTTGTTCGTTTCTATATCTTTTTCTATCTCCAAACATTTTTTCGATAAGTTCTGGCATAAAACCTTGCTTATCTCGTCTAAAGAATTGGCCATTAGCAGTCAATGTAACATTATCTTTTTTAAGATAACTTGTATCTATTTGTTGATTTAGTAGACGTTCAATAGTTACATTTTGAGATAAAACTTTATGCATTGATTCTGTATAATCGGAGGCATCAACAATAGTTTCCGGACTAATGTTGCTGCCCATAATAACAGAAGGATATTCCGAAGTAGCATCGAAAGAACCTACGTCATAATAATAACCAGGAATAGGTTCTTTAACATAAGCACCTTCATACTTATTTTTCTTTTCATGGCTTCTTAAAGGAGGAAACACCATCTTTTTGGATTTGAAATGATGAAAGATGATAACGTCCCACATTCTTGTTTGAGCAAAGACATCTTCAAAATTGCACTTATTATCATATGAAATCGTTAAAGCCAACATAATAAGTTTATTTTTTTGATCAATCTTATCTACAAGATCAACGTCCTTGATGTTATAGTCAATAAAGAGTTGAAAGTTTTCTTTGTGTAATGTGTGTAGATTACCATATTCTGAATATGATAGTTTCTTTTCACCCAATTCAACATGCGAAATATTATTGAGGTTATAAGATTCTTGTGATTTGCCGTCTTTAGCATAACGCTTGTAAAGACCAACCATATCAAGAGTTGCTATACCTAAGAAAGCATATGAATTTTTGCTTTCATTTTCATTTATTTTTATACTAACATCTCTAATAACATTCCATGGTGATAATTTCTTTGCGATGTTTTCGCCGGCGACTTTACGAATACGATTTACAAGATAAGGAATATCGAATTCAGAAACGAACCAACCAGTAATAATATCTGGATATTCTGTTTCCCACCAACTTATAAACTTTACAATCAAGTCATTTTCACTAGCACATTTGATATATGTAAGATCAGAGCGTCTATTATCATATGATCCTACACCAAACGTAGTAAAATGACCATCCATTTTAATTGTAATGGAAATTAATGGTTCATTTGCTAAGTCTGGTTCAGGAAACCCACTTTCTGAACCAACTTCGATATCTATATTGGCTATTTTAATATTTGAAATATCCCAGTTGATTTGACCGGGATATTCATCTGCAAGAAAGCAATACTCATAACGAGTATTTCCATAAATTGTAAAATTTTCTACACCATCATATTGCTTGATAAAATCACGAGTTTCTTTAATTGTTCCTGGTTTAACAGGAGCAAAAAAATCACCATATATCGATTTATACTCGGTTTGTTTTTGTGACGGAACGAATAAGGTAGGATGATATTCTACTTTTGATCGAAATCGTCGGCCATTTTTAATGCCTCGATATAAAATCTTACCACCCCAAACTTCAATATTAGTGTAGAAATTCATCATGAAGTAATAATATTTGAATTAGGAATTAGTATTCCTCCAAAGATACTGTTGTATTGATTAACGAAATCAATAATAGGCGTAGCTGTAGTTACAATCAAATTCCTATTAATTTCCAATTCTTTATCGTCACTAAAACGAAGAAATGGCACAAGAGCCACTTGAGGATTTTTAGGATCGGTCTGGCTAGGAACAACTACGATTGTAACCGGATTTCTCAAAACAATGTTTTTATCGGTTTCTGCAATAACTTCACCTATAAGTTCTTCATTTAGTAATCGAATTAACTTTAAATTAGACATTATACAATCTCCATTAGATAGTCATAAACTCCAAGTGTAATCCACTTAAAAGGAATAGTTGTAACTCTGCTACCATACTCATTCACAAAAGTATAAGCATTGTCTTCATCGGCAATTTTTCCGATACGCTCCCACTTTCCATCAAAAGCGCGTTGTTTATAATCTATTTCATAAATCTTTACATTCTTCTCGAATAGCATTTTCATTCTTCTCCTTGCTTTCGGCAATACTTATTAACAAGATCATCAAAATTTTTATTTTTCATTGCAATCTTAATATCATCATTCAGGTCATACAAAACACGTAATGCTAAAGTCTTATAAGGACAAGATGGCATTAGTCTGAAACCATTGTGAATAAGAAATCTTGCGATATTATATTTGATTACATCAAAATCTGTCATTAGTCCCAAAGCCCCGTGTAATATTTACCAAATAGACGAAAACCGTTTTTAATTCGTTCATTATATTCTATAAAACCTTCTGAGTCAAAAGAATTATTATAAAAGAAGCGTTCTTCTCTTTCATCCTTTGCCCATTCTTCAAAAGACCAAATAATTTCATTCAATACCCATTCCCATTTATAATGAACCCAGTTGTCTCCCATATCCCATCCATCTTCACTGAATTTAGGATCACTATGACGCATATGTGGAGGAAGGTCTTCATCATCGACATTAGGCGATCCACGACTGGTTTCTTTTAATTGTTTAAGCATAGGAAGAATGATCAGAGCCAAAGTATGATCCATATTCCATGTATCATACGGATCGATACGAACTTCTATTTTTCTTTGATTCATATCGTAAAACCATGCGCAAACAGAATTTACCCAGGTCTCGGATAAGTAAGCACCAATTTTTTCTTTTCTCTCTTCACTAATAAATGGTATCATATCAGACAACTGATATGGTCCTATCCATCTAATATATGGTCCGATTTTTACTTTCATGATATTTCCTTATTTCTATTTTGATGTTTCTAACGCATGTAGCACATTCTATTGAAGTGCCATGTTTGTCTATAATCTCTTGAACTGATGGAATTTGTCTTACAGAAACATGATCTTCCATGATATTTTTTATGTCTCTGTCAGAGATTAGATTACAAGAACATATAATCATCATTTTCCTTTCAACTATATATTATAGTCAGATATGTATTGGAGGTCAAGATGCAATTAATTATTTCTCTAATAAGTTCAGGAACATTAAAATGGCTATCTATTTTACTTTTGGTATTTGGTCTATTATTTAGTCTTTATAACCAACACCGTCAGATAGTCGAAACGGAAAAAAATTTAGCTTTACAGGAATATAACAATAAACAATTGAGACAAAACATAAAAGATAAAGAGATATATCTTCAGCAAATGGAAGATATTAGCAAACACAAAAGTAAAATAATTAATGAACTTCAAAGAGAAGAAGACAATAGAAAAACTGTTATAAAAAATGTAACAAAGATTATAGAAAAACATAAAAAAGAAGGACACGATAGACCTTCTTCACAGATATTGAAAGATACTTTCAGACAATTGGAGAAAATGAAATGAAAAAAATCATAACTATACTTTTTGTATTATTTCTTACTGGTTGTCAAAGCGATCAGATTATTATATCTAAAAAAATAGAAATAATTCATCCAGATAAGAAAATGTATTATTGTCCTGTTATAAAACAACTACCAAATTGGAAAACATTAAAAGATAGTCAAGTAGCAACCACTACTGCTAGTCTTTATAAGAATAACTTAACTTGCAAAAAAAGTATAGAATCTATAAGAAAATATAATAAAATAATAGAGGACAGGATAAAAAAGGGCGGATGAACCGCCCTTAATTATTACTTAACAGGTGGGACTGTTTCCAAAGCTGTCTTAACAGTTGTGACTTGCGTAATATATCTCATAACAATCATTACAGCAGCACTAACAATGGTAGCCGCAGGTGCGACATAATTGACTGGAACACCAGCATCAATCAATATTGAATTCCAATCCACTAAACCAAGTTTTTCTGTTAAAAGAGGAACAGTAGCTAGTACTAAAGCAGTGAAATATGTTTTTAGACCTTGCATTTTAATCTCCTTCATTTTGCCGTATGGCACAATTATTTAGGAGATTAACGTTTTCTAGACAGATTCTTCGACAGAAAATTCGCCACGTTTCAACAAATCAGATAAAAATTCTACCACTTCATTAATATAATCAATGTTGTAAGATGCTTTTACCTCACCATCTTCTCGAATATAAGAAGTCAAAAGACAATATGTTTCACTAACTGCTTCATGACTAAGTTTAGTTTTAGTTGTGTCCATTTTTATCTCCTTAAATAAGGGGCATTAATAAAATAATGCCCCTTATTAAAAAATTAGAAAAGCATATCGAAAGCATTATACGTGCGTTCTTTTTTGCGCTTTAGACCAAGCTTATATTCACCATTAACAAAAGTCATAGAACCATCGTCATGGTGCATAGAAACAAGATGTTCTGGTTTAAATTCAACAGAAATATCCTCCTCTGTGATATCATTATTTGTAATATAATAATCAATAATGATATTTCCAATAAGAGGATTACCAGTCCAAAGAGTATCAACATTCTCTTTGATTTTCATATTATTTTTGAACAACTCGACTTCATATGTAATTCTTGAACTATATTCAACTTTAGCATTTAGTAGTTCAATTGCTTGCTCTGGCGTTTCGTTATAACGATTCATTTCTTCAACAAGCGCCTTCATCATATCGAAATTAAACTTTTCGAAAAGAGAAGCAATTTTTACGACTTTGTTGATATGCGCCTTATTTTCTAGTTTATCCTGGCAATATTCACGAATAAATGCAGGAGACAAGCCAGAAAAGTCAATAGAATAGAAAAGACGACCAGGTCTATTGCGCATATGTTGATCGACGCGCCATTTATCATTACAAGTTAGAATAAACAATTTCTTTGATGGAAAAACACCATCGAGAAGAGTTAGCATAACTTCTTGTTGATCTTTATCATAAATCTTTTCGAATTCATCAAAAAGAACAATTGCTGGCTGATTAATATCCTGAATGAACTTATTAAAACGATCGCCGCACCAAGCTTGATTAATAACAATCGTAGGAATATTATGCTTTTTAGCGGCTTCCATGACAAGATTCTTAGCCAGCATGGTCTTTCCAGAACCCTTTTCGCCAGATAGAAGAACGCCAGTAGAATTCTCTCGCTTCAAAAACGTATTTAGAATACGATTGGTATAACGCTGCGTTTCACCGTATAGCTTACCAAGATTTGGAAAATCATCAATTCGAACGAAAAACATAGCACCATTCTGATCTTGTGCAATACTATAATTGCCGATTGGAAGAGTATTATGTACTGTCATTGCGGTTTCATCGGAAGGACGAAACATCTTACCACTCTGAAAAAACTGTGTCATTTCTTTTTCCTTTTCACATATTGAACATTACAGAGAAATTTTATACTTACTTTCTAGATTTGTCAAGTTTTAACATTTAAATTTTACTACAGCATCTTTCCATTCTCCATTGATTGGTACTTGTGCTTGTGAAGACTTCAATTGACAAACTTTAGGTTCAATTTTTACTTGATGCGTTTCGCATTGTCCTGTCTGTAAGCAAATACTAATAACTGCAAATACTAGCGATTTCATTCTTTATCCTTCCGTTGCTCATCTTTCAAAAGATTATGCTTTTCTTTTTCAATCCATGTCTTGAGAAGATCAATTGACGGATCAACAATCTCATTAATCTTTGGATTATTCAATACCATTTCTCCATACTGCGAAGAAGCGATAAGAATAATTGTCCGACGACTTGGAATGATTATATTGATTGTAACCAATATCAAGAAAGCAGCAAAAAGTTTCTTAGAAAGATCAAGTAAAGTTTTGCCGGCTTTGGTATTGTCGGACGAAATGGGGCTGGTGGTCAACATGAATCCTAGGG